TAAGAATACCACTGTCTTGCGGTCAAAACAGTATTTCGTCATTTCTTCGGCAATTTGGTATAAATACGGGTCTAGAGCCGTCCCCAGGTCACTACTTTTAAAGTCACCAGCCTGCTGGCCCACCCCAGTAAGGTCCAGTTTTAGTGGTATCGTCTGGGCCTTAATTTTGCATAAATACCCGTCTTTAATAGCCCGGGGCAGAGTATACTCATACGCCAGGCTTTCAAAATATTGCCCCAGGTTCCGCATATCCCCCCGGTCGGGGGTAGCGGTCACGCCAAGCACTTTAGCCTGGTCGAAGTGTCCCAGTACTCGCTGGTAGCTGTCACTAATGCAGTGGTGGGCTTCGTCAACAATAATAGTGTCAAAAAAGTCTACCGGGAACCGGGACAGGCGGGTCTCCCTCATCAGGGACTGGACACTGCCGACTACTACCCGGTACCAGCTTCCTAGACAGGTATCCTCAGCTTTTTCGACTGCGCAGCCTAGGCCGGTAGCCTGGCTAAGTTTGTTGGCAGCCTGATCCAGCAACTCCCCCCGGTGAGCGAGTATAAGTACCCGCTCACCATCACGAACGCAGTCCTCAGCCAACTTTGTAAAAACTATGGTCTTACCGGTACCGGTAGGGAGCACCAGCAAGGTTTTGCCGTTTCCTTTTGCCCATTCAGCCTGTATGGCCGTTTTTGCGGCTTCCTGATATGGTCTTAACTCCATAATTAAAACGTCCCCGGCTTAAAGCTCGGCTGAGCAGTAGGCTCATAGAACTTTTTGATCTCGTTGAAGGTCATTTCCTTACCCTCATCGTTAGTCCATTTACGGGTGCCTACCTTGCACCGGCCCTTGGAGCCTACTACTGTGCCCCAATTCATCTTTAAGCGCTCACCCTTTTGCCGCTGACCGATCCCTGCAAAGAAAGCACATAACATACCCTCAGTTATCGTATGCAAGAAAAGCTGATGTTTAATCGTAGGTATGCCCTCCTTGCCCTCGATGCGGATATGGACTATAGCCTTGTTACAGGGAGGCAGCTTTTCAGATCCGTTATGCCGGCCACGTTCAAAATCGATAACCTCAAAGTCATAGTCACCGTCCGGCAGTATGACAAACTCTGGGCTATCATTTTCTATAACGTCATTCCAGCCCAATTCTCCTTCAGTTCTGGTTATTTCTGTTCCTAAATCGTCAAAATTACTCATGAGTTATAATTCCTCCTTATTATTAAAATGGTACTTCGTTCCGACTGTCCTCTATCATCTGGAATACCTGTCCCCAGGCCCCTACCAATACTCCCTCGATGAAGCCTGGATCGTAGTTTTCAACTGGAGTATCAATGGGATAATATCCTTTGCTGGCTACTGCCCGTTGTATTTCCTGGATTGTTACACTGTTCTGTTTCATGAGGTCCAGTAGTGCCCTGGGCAGGTTCGGCTCTGGCTGTTTGGTTTCCTGTTTAGGTAGCTCTGTTTTGGGTGTTTCCGGAGGCGGAGCTTGCTGTTGTGGTTTTTCTTGAGCAAGCTCCGCTGAGGCTGCAGCTCCAC